AAACGAAAACAATGCGCCAATGGTGAAGACAATACCGCCAATAAATCCTTTATAGCGTGTTTGCTCATTCTTCATTTCTTCAAGAGTTGCAATTATGGCGTCGAGTTTTTTACCGCGATCTTCAAAGATTTCTTCGAGGTTTTCAATTCGTTGCTCTACTTTGGCAAGGCGGCAGGCTTCGTCAGGCATGGTTTACACCGCTACCGCGCCAGCCATATCGGCTTGTGATGCTACCCAGTTATAAGATTTTTCTAAGAATGTTGACCCTGCTTGAGCTTCTACGTCTGCAAGTGAGGTGTGGTAGCGTCTAAAGTCAATGTCTTTAGTATCATCGTTAGTTGGTTTTTGCGCATAACCTACCACGTCAATCATCACTGAAAAATTTGAACCACGTTGACGACCAATAGACGATGTAACGATACGAAAATAAGCTCCAGCGAAAGGAATACCATAGTTGCTTGTTTGTAAATCAATTTGAATTGCCATTGTTGTTTCCTGTTTTGTTGTTGAATTGTTGGTTGAATATAACATATTGCTCTGTTGTATTTTTACCATACCCGTGTTCTTTATGAAACTGTTTATGATGTTTAGTACATAATGTAACCCCATTATTAACATCAAAACGCTGTTCTACAAACTTATCAAAACTATTAAGATGATGTGGGTGCAAATCTCTAGTATTTTTACCACAGATTTGGCATAAATAAGAATCTTTAGTAAATACTTCTTTACGCCATTTCCTATATTCTACACGTTTACGCCAAATTTTAGATTCATCAGTTTTACATTGTTCCAAAGGTTTCCATTGAGTATTACCTTCACCTTTTTGAGATTCATGATAACAATCAGCACATTTGGTGTCTTTTTTGCGCCAATAGGATGATTCTTTACCACATACCGAACATTTTAACTTACCCCCTTTCCACATAGCATTATTTTCACCAGAATTATCTTTCCCCTTCATGTGATTATTTAATACAACGTGTTTTGGGCGTATGGTTATATTATTAGCAACAAGCACTGCTCGAATAGTTGTAGGCGCACAATGTAATTCTTTGCCCATAGCGTTTAATGCTCCGCCTTGTAAATACATTTTACATATACGCAAACGCAATTCAGAAGACAGAGCAGGTCTAGGCATATAAAACTTCGCTAGTATTAATACAACAAACCCATCGAATATTTGTTGCTGATTTATACCCCGATGTAATTGTTATACCTTTGTTTGTATTATCTACTGCAATGGTTGGCGATGCACCAAGCGTAATAGAGTCTGAGCCAATCGCTGTTAATGCCAACCCACTCACCGCCATTGTACCGCCATTGTTTGATACTATACCTGTGATGTTCCATCCAGCCATTGCACCTGTGCCCGATACTTTAGCTATCAATGTACCTTGAATCGCCATCGCTTGACCACTTGCGACAATGAGTTGGTTGGTTGTTGATGCTGCACTGCCATCGGATGTTAATGCTACGGCTGTTGTGGTTGTGGTTGCTGCATATAAAACAATTTTACCTGCTTGTACAGTACCGTTGGAAAAATTATATCCATTAGCAAATGAATATTTGCCAATTTGCGCAGACAACCCACCAAAAGTAACTGACGCTAGACCAGAAGCTGTACCGTATTGAGTTGCCCAAGAACTAACCCCAGAAGCAGTTGCCGCCTTACCTATAGCGAAAGCACTATCACCAGAGGAATTCGCGCCATTACCTATTGCAACAGAATCGTTATTTGATGCTATAGAATTAACCCCCATAGCAATACCGTGTACGCCTGCACTAACTTTAGCTTGATACCCAATAGCAACACCACGCGTCACAGTAGCCCCATAACTACTTGTATTATTCCCAATAGCCGCAGCAAAACTATCTGTACCAGAAGCATACGAGCCACCTAATGCCATTGCGCCTGCGCCTGTTGTTGCTACTGACCCGCTACCGTTAGAATTTGCACCTATTGCAATTGCTCGAATTGAAGAAGCAGTTGTTTGATAACCTAAAGCAGTTGCACCATCTCCTGTTGCCACAGGTCTGTCTGCGTCACTAGCTATATTCTCAGCATAACCCCGCATGGGTTTTTTATCATCAGTTTCCCAGTTTGTACCGTTACAAACAATAGCTAAACCTTCACCACGTCTTAAAACTAAAGTAGCCATTCCATCAATCGTTTCAGACGCATTAGGGTTAATTGTAATTGCATCCGTTGCTGTATTAGATGTATTCCAAATAGTACAAGTAAAGCCACTACCCAGTGACGCAGCGGCTGTTAAGCTGACGGTGAATGTACCGCTAGTGCAGTTGATGATTTTACCTAAGTCACCTGCTACGACTGTGAATGTACCAGTTTTGTTTGAGATGGTTTTTGTAGCAGCCGCAGGTGTAGACCATGTAGGCGCAGCCGCACCAGCAGAAGTTAATACTTGACCAGATGTACCCGCAGCAAGCATAGCAGTTGTACCCGATGCCGTTTGATATGGAATTGTACCTGCGCTTCCAGATGCTAAATTGGTAGCTGTTGTAGCTGTACCTGTGGTATTTTGATTAAGTGTTGGAAATGTACAATTAGTTAGCGTACCGCTTGTTGGAGTGCCTAAAATTGGCGCAATTAAAGTTGGTGTATCTGCAAATACCGCTGCACCGCTTCCTGTTTCGTCAGTTAATGCTGCTTTTAAGTTAGCACTGGATGGTGTAGATAAAAACGTAGCAACGTTTGTTCCAAATTGCCCAGCCGCAAACGTAATTGCACCCGTCATCGTGCCGCCAGTTAACGCTAAATATCCACTTGATGGGATATAAGCCGCTATCCATGCACTACCGCTATAAACACGCATTTCGCTACTTGTTGTATTCCAATAGAGTGCGCCAGTAAGTAGTGCATTACCATCGTTATCTACCGTTGGATTACTTGATTTTGCACCTAGATACCGATCATCAAATGAATCATAAGCAGCCGCTGCCGCTGTTGCACTTGAACCTGCGGCTGTTTGACTTGCCGCTGCTTCATTTGCTTTTGTTACAACATAATTTGCAATTGAAACTTGATTGGTAAAACATGGCACAAACCTTGTGCGCCACCCGCCATCCCTTAAACCTGTTGTTGCATTATCATCATCGGTAACAGTTGAACCGTCACCACCGATTGCTGTGCTAAATGTTACACTGCCCGTCATAATAATTCCTTAATTTCGTATGTTGTTTGGTATCGTGTGTTGTATGGCTGTGAAATAGGCGATAATGATCTCAACCTGCCTAAAAACGAACGCCTTTGCAGATTAAGCGCGTCTGCACTATCCCAAATATAAAGCACTTCTAAATCTGTGCCTGATATTTTCATAATATCATTATTTAAAATTGATTCAGCATAAGTTAAATGGTCAAGCGTAAATTGTGCAATTCTAAAACTATCACGTCTATCAAAAAATTCTGCACCACTCATGGCTGTATCGACAACCGTTGCCGATTCATAACCAATTGACGCGCCTAGATTCATATTTAAAACAGGTTGATAAGTTGACCCTATAAAAATACGACCTAATTCAACATAGCCGTCAGAATTACTGCTGTCAAAAAATTCAATTTGATAATATTGCGCTGATACAATCGATGGAATAACGTAAATTAAATTTTTTGTGTAATACGCAATTTCTTCATCCGTTGGTGTTAAATCCCAAAAATGCACATCTTCCCATTCATAACTGCCGTAAGGAGAGCTAGGCCATACATCAAGTGTGCCAGAATCATAAACTAACGTAGTATATCCACTATCTGAATAAACGCGATAACGCCATGTCGCACTAACTGATAAATTATGTGCAATAATTCCAAGCGTTGAAACAATGCGCTCAATGTCTGTTGAAAAACGCAATTTAGTTGATGCGTTTGCATCGTCTGTTGAACGCGCTTTTTTTGATAATTGACGTGTTTTAATATTATTTAATGGCAATGAAGTTGACCACGAACCATACGCTGCAAACGTAACTGCATCAATCCTGTTTTGATAACCAATAATTGTATTTGCCATGCTATCCCCAGAGCGTTAGCGTTGCGCGGTTTTTTGAATAATCTGATTCAATACCAATAATTTTAAATAGTTTACCAGAATTTAAACCAAAACGATTCATTGTTATGTTTACAATATTATTTAAATCAGGCAATGTGGTTGTTAAATCCAGCGCAATAGTTACTGTGTACAAATCACGGCTTGTTTTGTACAAATTAAGCAATCGAGTTGCTTCAGTTTGAGCTGCTGTAGCATCAACCAGTAACGATTCTTTTTCGATTGTGGGCGCAAGTGTATATTGTGCTTTTATGGCCGTATCTTCTGCTGATTTTGTTAATGCAGGCAAAGACAAAACACTTCTACGCGCTGCGGTAACTGCACCAGCCAAATCAAAATCTTGCACGCTGTAATTTTTTTGATACGTTAAATTAACACGCCATGCTGGAATGCCTTTGTCGGTGTCATTGGTTCGACCATGTTCAATGCTTAAAATATTATTTATATCAATTTCAAGTGTTGCGCTACCTGTTGGCGCAGTAAATAAACCCATGCGCAATACGCCAAGCGCATCAAATCCAAAGTAAGCACCAATCGATTGAGCCACTTTATCCATTGCCACCATCGCTGAATCTGCGCCATCAATCCAAATTCCAATAACACTATTATTTGCCGTGTCTAATGCGGTAACATCGCTTGCGCTAATATCACCCGATGCAATACCTGCCTTTAACGCCATCGCCTTTAAAACTTGCGCCACTGTGCGATTAGATGATGCTGCGCCTTGTGTTGCATCACACGTTAATAATCCCGTTGGCACAGCACCTAAGCGAATATAGCCAAGTGTTAAACAAGTAATGAATGTGCCGCTTGCCGGTGACGCTGCATGTAGTGTCGCCACGTTTGCATAATCTGCACCAGCGGTTA